AAAGTTTGACCGGATATTGTTGATGTATTGGTTGTTCTTGGATTGATATAAATTGTTGTATTTGATATGAGTGTGACTGTGGTTCCAGAACCAATTGCACCGGTGACAATACCAACAGAGTCCCCAATATTAATATTTCCTGTAACTCCATATCCAACATATATTCCAGTGGTTCCTGCTCCAATACTAACACTACTTTTTGTGTAACGACTTATGTGTTCAGTCTTATATTCCTTCAGTCCTGTATCACCAATTCCAGTTTGTATACGTATTTCTTCACCGGGAATAAATCCTGACACTGTGGTTCCTATGCCTACGTTCGATACCTTTAGGACTTTAGTATCTGCATCCCACTCTTTTACCCTAGCCTCTGTCAAAGATGTCTGACCAACTATTAAATCATTTAAGAAGAAGTTACCACGACCTGTGATGATGTTTGGATCTCCAATTGTAACAGATGGTATTTCAGTATATCCAATACCGGGATTTCTGATTCTAATTGCTTGTAATTTTGCATTTGAACTGTCAACAACAACATCTCCAATAGCAGTGGTTCCTGTTCCGGGGCCTGCGATTGTAATAGTTGGTTGTGTAGTATAACCAAGTCCCTCATCAGTGATTGTAAATGATATTACACCCTTTTGAGTTTCTTCAATTGTACAAGTAGCAATCGCTCCACTTCCCCCACCACCAACAATATTAATATCAGGTGGCTGCGTATAACCAGCACCAGCATTAGTAAGTATTAATTCTTTAACGGAGTTTAGTCCACCTACACTCGTTGTTATTGCAACTGCAGAAGCATTTACTGGATTGGATGATCTAGATGTTGAAATGAATACTGTAGGTGTAGATGTATATCCGCTACCATCATTTAGTAGTGTTAATGAACGAATATAACCAGTTTTTCCACCAACAGCAGATACTAAAGTTACTCCAGCAGTTGCAGTTCTACCAGTTCCTACAAGGTTAAGAGTGGTGATAAACCCTTCATCTTGTACCTGTTCATCGATTTCATCAATAGATGTATCAATAATCTCATCTTCATATTCAAAGAGTTCACATTGAAGTTCATAGACATAGTTTTTTTGAAGCATGTAAAAAGGTTTTTCATGCTCAACAAATTTTACTTCAAACAATCTTTGACCTAAAGGAAAATAAACTAAGTCACCTTCACGTGGCCTTGATCCTAATTCATAATCTGCATCATCTAAAAATGGTGCGATGAAATCTGTAAATCTTTCTTGTGATATTGTAAGTGTAACTTCATCTCTTAAACTTACACCAAACTTTGTCATTACATCACCAGCACCAGAATATCCCTCATAATTATTAATATATGCTTCAATTAAAAAATTATCATCAAATCTTGATGACTGCACCTCTTCAATAATAGATTGTTTATTTACAAACTTTCTAGGTATATAAGTAACCTCCACCCCATAAATTTGCAATTGCTCATTTATGAGATCTTGTATTAATCTCTGCTCATCTTGTGACCCTTGTAGAAAAAACGGATTGAGTGCCATACATATTACCCAATAAAATCAAGAGGTGGTAATTCATACTCTTCCCTCATTTTCTGTAAAGCAAATTCTATATCTCTCTGACCATCCTCATATATTTCCCTACCATTCAATTCTAAACCACCGGGAAGTTTGACTCCTCTAAATTTAATTAAATTTTGTCCCCACTGTCTTTTTAATAATGCCGTAAAATACATCTTTAAGAACATATCATTATAGATTTTTCTATAGTTTTCGGGATCTAATGCTCTTAGACAATCGATAACTATGAAATCTCCTTCCTTCAATGATGCAAAATCTAAATCAAGATATAATCTACCCTGTTTTTTGTTAAATCTTATCTGCCTCTCAGGAGTTAGTAAGTAGTCAATGTCTTCTAAGTAACTCTTAACCATTGAGTACTGAAGAAGTTCAACCGAGTTGAAGTAATATAAGTCATTCAAAAATAACTGATATTTTATACTAAACATTCCACCTGAGATGGAACTTGAATCAAATTTAAAAATCTTCTCAACACCGATTACATGATCAGGTAATTGAATAAAATTTGAGTTTTCATAATAATAGTTTGTTGTTGTTCCATACCCAGCTATGGAAGTAGAAATACCACTAGTTCTAACAATTGATGATGTTGAAATACCTGTCGCACCGGGTGTCGTTTTACCCCTATCAATTTCATCTTGAGTAAATTCATGTTTCAAATACATCTCTTCGACACCATCAAAGTGTCTTTCCTGAAAAAATTGTATTGCATCGTCTAATAAATCTTCTATTTGCTCTTCAGCGAGATTTATTTCCAATACGGGAGCTCCTAACTTTCTTAGAGCATAGTCTATAAGTTCCTCTCTTTTTTCAGGTTTTGATTTGAAAACCGAATTTGTCATTACTCTGCCTCTACCTCAGATGCTAAGTTTTCGTACTTTGTTTGCCACTCAAGTGCTGTTGCAGCTAACTTGGTTTTTTCATCATTAAAGTCAGTCATTACTGTTGTCAATTTCGCTTCCAAAAGAATATTTTGGTTTGTTAATGTTGCAATTTTTTGATTATAAAGTTTAATCAAAGTGTTCACATCAACGTCATTATTTTGTGCCATGATTTTTTATGAGTTAGAATGAGCCCCCATCGATTGTGGTTGTAAACATGGGTCTGCTAGTATATGTAGTTGAGACGGAGGAGGGTGTGATTCCTGTAGCACCACCATTCAATAAAAGATCATTTGATGTATTGAATGTGCCCTCAACTCCAATTAGAGTAACAGAGTTAGTATTTGATGTTGTTTTAACTATACCACTTTGTGTTCCACCACCTGCTTGTCTCATATACTGACCAGCAACGACACTTAGTGCACTTGGTAATGAAACAACTATTTCAGTTACTGCTGTTAATATCTGAGTCGATGTGAATGTAGCAGCACTAGGAGCAGTTGTAGAGGTTTGTAATCCACCACTATCGAAATATACTATACCGTGTGTTGCGAAGTCTCCAGACTGATAGTAGATACCTTTGATGTCAAGATATCCTTTTGTACCAGAAATAACTTCTGCTGTGTTGGTTGCTTCTGGAACATAAGTCCACTTTCTACTTCCATCTATGTGTGAAGTAGCACTATCATCCATTCCGAAGAATCCAAGTTTATTATTTGCTGTTCCAGAACTTATATTATAGTTGAATGAAATACCACGGTCAGTGTTTGTATCCTTCGCGTGAGTTATGGTTAATTGAGAAGTTGTTGTAATACCAGCTGTTGTATTAGCACTCAGGGTGATTACTTTTGTGCCAGTATTAATATTTGTAATGGTTGTGTTACCGGGAATTCCAGTTGCAGCAACAACATCAGATACTTGCAATCCTGTAACTGAATCA